CGGATGGCGGATAGTAGATGATCCAGAATTCATGGTCGGGCGGCAGCGGCAGGCCATCCCAGGACAAATGCAGCAGCCGTGGTTCCTGCGCCGCGCCGTGCCGGTAAATCCAGAAAGCAAAACTGCCTGACTGCAGCTGGGCGAAGCGGCCGGCCGCATAGCTGGTGCGCGCATTGGTGCGGTAAATGGTCCGCGTCCGCCATGCCTCGCCGCCGACGCTGCCTTCGCCCGTCCAGCCATGCCAGCCCCGCTTTTCCACGATCGACCGGAAGTCCTGGCGGAACGCTTCGAGGCTCTTGCCCTCGGCGATCGAGCGATCGACCGCCGCCGCCAGATCGGTGAGCAGGTCCGCCTTTTGCGCACCGGCCACCATGAACGCGGTGTCATGGTCGGCATGGGTCAGATCATCCCAACGCTGTGTGGGAACCAGATTGCCGAGCTTGGCGCGAAAGAAGGCGATCTGCTCGGCAAAGGGCTTTCGGAATTGGCCCGTCAGCGCCGATGGCTGATCAGGCACTTTGCTGCTCCACATCGAAGCGGCCGGCCGCGTGGGCAGCGGTCAGCCCGTCCGCGATCTTGGTGGCCATGCGCGCGGTATCCAGCTTGGGATAGGCCGCGCGCAGCATCTCGGCGAATTCGCCAAGGTCGCTCGCCGCCTCCAGCATCGCCTCGATCTCTTCCAGCCAGCCGCCCATGTCGTCGGCCGTGTCCGTCGCCAGCCGGTCGCCGATCGCGTCGGCCGGGAACGGCACCGGTGTCTGCGCAGCCTGCAGCGACTGGACGAGTGCCGGGCTGGGCTGCGTAATGGTGCGGGACGCCGATGGCGTCAGGATGCGTTCGTCGGGGGCCGGATCGGACAGGCCCAGCTTGTCGCGCATCTCGCTTTCGCCGACGCGCATGCCCATGCCCACCAGCTTTTCGACATTGTCGACCAGCCCTTTGACATCTTCCCGCTTGGGCCGGGCGATGCGGATGCGCGGATATTTGAGCTGCGGCCCATGTTCCAGATCGATCCACGGCCGGACCAGATCGCGGTTCAGCGTCGCGGCCAGCCCCTTGCAGTCGGCGGTTTCGATATCCTCCTGCACCTGACGATGTTCCTGGCTGACTGCATGGCCGCCCGAAACCGCGTCTGTCGTCGTGGTCTGTCCCAGCACCGCCTTGCTGATCTGCCGGTCAAGCCAGTCCGCACGCTTCTCGTAAAGCTCGCTGCCCGGCCCGACATTGCCGCTTTCGACGAATTGGATCTCCATCCCGGCCGGGATGATCGCCGCCATGTCGCCTGCGATATTGGCGACCGCGCGAAACAGCGTGTTGCGGTCCTCCTTGCTCGCCCCGGACTGAAATTTGCCGATCCGGACAGGCTGCCCATAGGTCTGGGCAAAGATCGCCCAGTCCCGCAGCGTGAACGCCTTGAACATCCAGTTCCATGCAGCAATGCGCGCCAGCCCGGAGCGCACCGGCAAGCCCGACTTCGCCTTGACCGAATGATGGATGAACTTGAACGGCGGCAGCGGGCTGTCCGCACCGTTACCATCCTCTCCCCCGCGCAGCATGGGCGTGCGCATGTCGCGGCGATCGGGCCGGAACCAGCGCGGATCGCGCCATTCCAGCCGCAACGGTTGCCATTGTCCCATGCTGGTGTCCCAGACGATCTCCGTCCAGCTTTCCGCTTTGCCAATGGCGTCGAGGATATCGAAGGTCTCGTCCGCCAGTTCGTCACGGTCGATCCAGTTGCGGATCATGTCCGCATGGCCAACATGTTCGCTGTCGTCGCTGGCCGCCTCCACCGTCACGTCAATTTGCGCGACCGATCGTTTGCGTGTCGCCAGCACGCCGACATAATGCGGGTCCCGTTCCTCGATCTGTTCGGCCAGCTCGTAATAGGCACGCGGCTCGCCCATGTCGGCAGCGCGCAATATGTTGGCGAGCTTGACTGGATTGAGGCCGTCGCCCGGATAGCCGGCGATCGGCGATCGCACGCCGGTCAACGATGGCCCGGCCACTTCCCGCGTAAGCACCTCGCGCCGCAGGGGCTGGCCGCGATGATCCACCAGCCCGGTGAAAGTCGCACTCATGTCGGTTGTCCTTTGCCCTCAAAATCCGATTTAAGAGGCCCTAAGAGGCCGATGGCGTCGCCAAGCCGACCGAAGGGGCGTCGTGATGCTTCCTGCGCCTTCTGAGGGCATTTTTCGGCATGGTCCGTTCGGACCATTAGAACAGGCTCCGACCAAGCGGCGGACGCCACCATTCGCGGGTGCCGCCCAGAGCGCTGCCGCCCGCGCCAAGCCAGCCACCATCGCCACCGCCGTCCAGGCTGTTGGACATCGCCGGCACCGCCTCATAGCCATAGTCCACCGCGCCCTGCCGTGACGCATACCATGCGAGGATGCCGGCGATCGCGGCGTCGCCATGGCGGTCGAGACCATCTGCGCCCTTGTAGCGCATGTCCGCTGGGACTTTGATGATCCCATCCACATACTGAAGCGCCTGATGGTCGCGGATGATGTCGTCGTCGCCGGCCACCACGATGAGTCCGTCGCTAAATGCCTCGACATAGGCGGGACTGTTCGCTCGATACCAATCTTGGCTCAGCTTCACTTCGCTGATCCGCTCGCCAAATTTCTGTCGCGTAACCTCGGCGAGATAGGCCCCGTTTCCTGTTGCATCGAAGGCAGCATGTCCGAAGCGCGGCAAGCCCTCGCAGAGATAGAAGACGATATCGCGCTGGGTTTCGAATGGCACGTTGCGCAACTCGATAACGAATACGCCTTCGCGAACCAGGTCCTGCATCATGCGGTTGACGACGATGACTGAACCATCACCACTCCGCGCGAAGTCCATGCCCAGATCATGACGCCGGTCGGCATCTAGTCGATCAAGCAGTGGACGAACTTTGTGGCGCAACCAATCCCCGACTATGCGCTTCCGCTCATCGGGCATGGCACTCTTGAAAGCATCGGGCAGCTGTAACCGAACCACCGGGATGGTCCGATCGCTATTCTGCTCGATCATCACTCGCGATAGGGCGGCACCCTCAGCGTCGGCGGGGATCGCATCCAGTTCCTGCGCCATTTGCGCCGTGCGGACGCCATACGCGCCACGGATCAGCGCCTCCCATTTGTCCTGGGCTTCCTGTGACCACTCTCTCCCCTTGGTCAGGCAAACGCGGCGATAAAGGCCGTTCTCAACCGCCTTTGAGAAGGGGATGAAATGCAGACTGTAGGGAACCTTGCCCGCCTTCGCCTCGGCGATCAATTCGTTGAACGCATTCAAGACGCCGTTGTGCGTGGAAATTATACGGATGCGGCCTTCCCAGATCAGCAGCGCGTTGACCGCGTCCATGACCTGCCGCACGTCCTTGTGGAACGCGGCTTCGTCGATGACGACGACGCCTTGCAGGCCGCGAATATTCTCCGGTCGGGACGACAGCGCTTCGACGCGGAAGCCCGAGGCGAACTTGACGCGGTAGGCGCTGATGAATTTGGAGCTGCCGTCTTCCCGTTCGTCCTCGAACAGGAATTCCTCGATATCGACCAGTTCTTTCGCGACCACCTTTGCAAAGTGCGCGACATAGCCGATGAACTCGCGGCCCTTGTCCTTGGTATCGCCGATGTAAAAGACATTGTCGCCACCGGCCTCTCGCGACGACGCGGCGATGATAGTGTCATCAAGCGCCTCGGCGTAGGTAATACCAGTCCGCCGGCCCTTCTCGCAGATCTTCAGTGGCGCCTTGTCTTCCAGCCATTCCTTCTGGTGAAGCATGAGGATGCCGTCGGCCAGCGGATCATGGTCGGCAGGCAACTCGAAGCCGCGCGGCAATTCGGGCGGCAGCTTCTCAGGATCGCGTGACAGCACCGGGGCCAGCGGCAACGGCTTGGGCACTGCCTCCACTGGCATCGCTTGCGTCACCAGCGCAGCCGCCATGGCGACCTGGCCAAGGATCGACTTGCCCTTCCTCGTCCTGTCAGTCACCAGAAAAGCTCCAATCTCTTTTGGCGCATCGGCGGCATTTCAGCTTCAGAAGGCGCGGCTTTGGAAAGGTGGGCAGCGCCGGCATGGGATGCACGCCGATCAGACGCCAACGATGCAGGCCAACCCGGCAGAGGAAACGGCCGATCATACGCGCAGTCCCAGAACGTCGCGCCTGATCTGCGCGGCGCGTTCGGCTGACAGACCCGCTTCGGCGGCGACCTTTTCGGCCTTGTCCGCCGCCTGTGCGATCTGCGCGGCGGCGCGTTCTTCCAGCTTCTTGCGATGATCGGTGGACGTCTTCTGCGCGGCAACGACCGACTGCAGGGCGCGGGACATTTCCATCACGCTCTTGGGATCGGGCGTGCCCTTTTCCAGCAGCTCGTAAATCGCAACCTTCAGCAGCTCGGCGACGGCGACCGTCACCTGATCGGCCCCATCGGTGCCAAGGTCGCCGACGATCTGGCCGGTGATCGTCCGGACTTCATCCAGGCGACGGAACTGGATCGACTTGCGGATCGCCCAGCGAGAGAATGCCGACTTGCTGACCGATGCGACGCCGCGATCGGCAAGCCGCGCATTGAATTCGGCCAGGATCGCGGTCTGCGGCATCTTGGGTTCGCGCAATTGCTCCAGCGCCCAGATGATGTCCGCTTCTGCCTCTTCGGGCAGCATGTCGATCGAGGACAGCCGGCCGCGTCCGTCGCGGCGTTCGGTTTCGGCATCGCTCATGACAGGCCGCTCGTGTCGCCGAGATAGTCGGGATTTTCAGCGTCCATGCCGGGCCTCACTTCGGGTCGGAGGGACGGGCGATGCCCATGATGACTTCGCGGCGCTCGATATGGTCGCGGCCGAGCGATCGCAGTTCGGCCACCATGACCGTGCCGATCTCCGTGACGCGGATGGCGTCCAGCGCCTGCAGCTTGATCAGCTGCGTGCGCACCCAGTCGCGCGAACGCTTGATTGCGAACGCGTCCAGCACGCGGGTCAGGCCCACCTCGTTCATGCGCCCGTCGACCTGCGCCGCCAGTTCCTTCAGGATGACAAGCCGCGCGTCCTCGGCCACGGTTTCGTCGTAGCTCATGCCTTCTCTCTCAGAAAATCGTCGATGCGATTGACGATACGGCGGATCGACGCCTGCTCGTTTTCGGAACTGCGCAGCGTGGCCTCCAGCCCGGAAATCTGTACCCGCAGGCTGGTGAAGTCATCTTTGGTCGGCATGTGCTGGAAATCGCGTTCCAACTTCAGCACGCGGTCCTCGACCAGGTCGAACCGGCTGATCAGCGTGGCCTGCACGGTATCCACTTTCGCTTCGACGGACCCGACCTTGTCGCGGGTCGCCGTCTGGCCCTTTGATACCCAGCTCCACACCGTGTTCGCGATACTGACGGCCAGCGCCAGCATCGCAAAAAGACTTCCAACCGCGTCCATTTCAACCCCGCTTATTAGCCCTGAAAAGGCCCCTTCAATGTCACTCAGTTTTCGGACGGCGCGCCGATCGCGACCGCTTCGCCCCATGCCCGGACCAGCCTTTCCAGGCGCACGGTGTTCACTGTGCAGGTGTCGAGGTCGGCGACATCCACGACGGCCGCGTCACCGGATCGCAAAGCCCCCTGGGACAGGTCGGGAAGGTCGGGCACTGCCGCCGCGCCGCCACCACCGGCTGCACTGGCTGCAACGCGCCTTGCGTCGCGCAGCTGCTGAGCAAGGCCAGCGCGAGCGGCGGCCAGATCGTTCGCAAAATCATGTCGCATGTCCTTTTCGCGGGCGGCCCACAGATCGGCCTGCCGTTTGTCTTCGGCGGCATCGGCCCGCGCGGCTTCCGCCTGGGCGGCTTTCGCCGACGCCTTGAACTTGATCATCTCGCCCCGCTGCGCGACGAACTTGGCGCGCCAGCCCGCCGCCTGCGCCTTGCGGTCGCTCGCCAGCATCGAGAACCAGGCGCACGCGGCGACCAGTACGATCGCCAGCGCCGGCCACGGATTGCGTCGCACCCATCCGATCAGTGCCGGCAGCACAACGGACAGCGCGCGCAGGATCGACACCATCACGACGCCACCTTGATGGTCAGCGTCCGCTCAGGGGGGAGATTGGTGAAGCAGGCGCGCATATCATCGACGCGCCGGTTCGCGAGGCCCTGCACGCGCTTGCCGCCCGCCTTGTCCCACGGTTCGAACGCGCGGCAGGCGCTGTACCAGTCGCCGGCATTGAACTGCCGCGCCATGGTCGAGCCGCAGAAGGCCGAGACGCCGTTATTGTAAGCATGGTCGATCGACGCGCCGAGTTGGTAAGGCGCGGATTGAAGCGCGGGCACGCATTTCAGGACACCGCGACCATAAGGACCACGGATCGCCTTCACCAGAAATTCGCGGCACTGCGCCGGGGTGTAAGGCTTCATCGGAACATTGGTCTCGCCATAGCAGACCGTCCATTTGCCCACGATGTCCTGATAGGGCTTCGTCCGCTCGCCCTCCCACTTCGTGGTAAGGCCAAGCGCCACCGCCAAGGCGGTCAGGCTGATGCCCGCGACTGCGGGCATTGCGGATTTGTCGGAGGCGTCTACCATGGCCAAGAATTGGCCCGGTGCATCGTACAATCACATGCCCGACATGTCGGGCATAACCTTAGCGATTGTCTGAAAAGAGAGGCAGTTGGCGGCTGTCCGCCACGGTCTTCGCGGGCTTTACGTCCATCCGCGAGAAGATCTTGTCAACGCCCGTTTCCGTCATGCGAAACTGCCGGGCAATCTGGGCATTGGACCATCCGCGCCGGCTCCGATAATGCCGAGCGCGATAGGCATGGGCAAGAGGGACGCGAATTTGTGCCGGGCAGTAGCGGGCGGAGAACCGCAACGCCGCCTTTTCGCCGACCACGCGGGCAATCTCGTGATCAGCGGCAAGATGATGAGGAACATAGAGCCGCTGCCCGCCGAACGCCTCGCAGAAGGCGACGAAGGCGTCCTCGCCCAGCAGGGCAAGCAGCTCATGCTCCAGCCGATCGCTCACCGCACGGGCCGGCCGCGATGGTTGTTTTCATCGACCAGAAATGCGGCACGGCGGGCCGGGTTATCCGGATGGATCACCGTGATCATCATGCCGTCGCGGATCAGGTAGGTCAGGCCGTCGACGTGGACGTAATGGTCCTGCCCGCCCAGCGCCTCGGCCGCTTCATGCGCGCGGGCGAAGCTGGCCTGCAGCTTGGCGCGCAGCCCTTCAACGTCCAGGCCCGCGCCCCGTTCAAGGAAGCGGAGCAGCGCATGATCCGAAATGCGCGGCCCGCTCATGACAACGTGCCCAACAGCGTCGCCACCAGCTCCACCAGCCCATAGCCGGCGAGCAGATAGATCATCATCGACGGGCGGGCGCGGTGCGGTCGGCTCGCTGTCACCAGCGGCAGCGATTCCCATTCCGCGTTCGGGACCGGTCGACCGGTTGTGCGGAACAGCGGCTTGCTGTCGGCCAGCAGCGCACGGCGCGGCAGATATCTCATGCTTCAGGCTCCTGCGGTGAAAGATCGGCGAGCTTGGCGCTCAGCCCCTTGGCGATGATGTCCAGCCGCGTGGCGTCGATCGACCGGCCCGGCGCGCAGACGATGCCCAGCATTCGGGCGGCGGCGATTTCCAGCGTCCAGTCCTGCGGGACGGCAAGGCCGGCCTTCAGCTTGGCGAGAATGGCCTCGCACAGCCGAAGCTTCAGTACCTGCGGCTTTAACGCGTCGGCGACATGGTCGACCTGACAGTTCCAGCCGTGACGCCTCGCCATCGCCTTCAGCGCCTCGATCAGCTTGTAAGCCTTGCCCTGATCGGCCCAGGCCATGCGCTCGCATTTCAGCTGCTTGGCGGCGAAGCGTTCCAGCGCCTTTTCGGACGGATCGCGCACCACGCCCAGCTGATGCAGCGAAATCCACATCGCACGCGCCTTGCGCGCCATCGGGCTATCAGCCGGGCGCGCCTTGACCGCGCCGGCCTTGCGGGCGGCGGGCAATGGCTTCCAGCCATGCGCCTTGAAATGATCCAGCACCTTGGCAAGGTCGGCGCTGCTCGCATCGGCCGCGCTCATCACGCCGCAATGATCGAAGATGATCTGGCGATAGGTGTCTTCGTCCAGGCCCAGATCGGCCTTGGCGATATGGACCTTGGCGATCATCGCGCGCTTGTGCGGATCGGCGGCGAAGCGGGCGGGCGCGCCCTGGACGCGGGCCGGCGCGTTCATGCCACGTCCTTTCTAAGAAATTCGCCGCAGTCGCATTCATGCGCCGCAGCCGTCACGCGCCAGAAGCTGCTATGGCGCAGGCGTTGGGCCTGTTGACGGCACGCGCCCACGTCCTTCAGGGTCGCTTCAAGCCATGGCCGATCCTTCCGGGCCTGCCAGTGCGCACAATCAAGGCAGCGGCTCATTGTCCGGCTCCCATGCCCAGCGCCAGCACCAGCACGCAGGCGAGATTGCAGAACATGGCCGAGACGAACAGCGCGTGAGCGGCCAGCTGCCGGCCGTCGATGCGCATGCCGGTGCGCGGATCGGTCAGCAAGACGAAGAGGATGCGGCGCAACGTCGTCATGGCCATCACGCCGCGTTCAGGAATTGCGTGGTGCGGTCGGCCTGCGCATCCTTCAGGTCGGCCAGCGTTACGGCGCGGCCCGCGTCGGCCGCGATGAAGCTGGCCAGCTGCAACACCTGACGGCATTCGCGCAGGCCCCCCGTGCCCGGCGTCAGGCCGATGCGGGCGAGCAGCTTCTGCATCCCCGGATCGGTAACGCCCCATGCCTCGCAAAAGGCGTCCACATCGCCCTGCAGCGGCACCGGCTGAACATGGCGATAGGCGATCCGGCTGTTCAAGCGCGCGAACTGGTCGCGCTTGCGCCCGCTGGTGATCATGCTGATCAGCTCCTCATTGCCGAGCAGCAGCAATCCCACGCCGGTTTCGTCGTGGATGGCGCGCAGTTCCTCGATCGCGTCGACGTCCAGATGATTGGCCTCGTCCACGATCAGCAGGCCGTTGCGGCCCTTCACATAGTCCGCGATCTCCCGCGAAAGGGCGCTGGGATACATGTAGGTCGGGCGGACCTTCAGCCCGAGCGAAGCCTGCAC